TCCATCGTCAGATAGGAAGTAAATTTGTGGTCCACTTGCGGCAATACTCTTGCGAGCTACACATCCGCGTTGACGGGTGATCTCAAAGACTGCGGCGGCAGAGGTGACTGCCGCGTTGTTAATTAAATGGATGGAGTTGCGAAAGAAGACAAGCAACTGATTCTCCAGGTATGGCGTAAATCCGAGCAAGCGATCTGCGGTTCCTCGATTGATTCGGAACTGCGAGGTACTTGCCCTAAATTCATCCGTATCCAAGAGTTCAGACATGATCACGGTGTATGCAGAATCGCTTGGTTGAGGGACAATTAATCTATTAGCAAAGAATAATCCAAAGGTTGTCCTTGGGCATTCCACGGTTCCTGCACTTGGAGACGCATTGTTTTTTAAATCAAAGGTGCTGTCCACGGTGCCGTCACCATTGGTATCGGTAAACACGCCATCCCATTCCAATGGATCTTTTCCGGTACCTCTAAATAAAATTAACTTCTCTAAGGATTGACAGAAGGATGCGCCATCTGCGGCGGCAACCACTTCGGACCCCGTGTATTCCACATAAAGTCCGGTATTATTACTATCATTCCAAAGTATTACTTTGTCCTTAGTTGCCGCGGCAATGTATTCATTTCCTGTTGCGGGGTCTGAGAAGACAGCACTACAAAATATTTCGTCAACACCAGAAGAATAGGTCAAGGTGACTGCGCCTGACTTAAACTCAATACCTTTACGCACTTCTGCAATGTCACCATCCAAGCGCATATTCTCAGATGTCTCCACAAATCCACCCTGCAAAGTAGTAGGCTCAAGATAAGAATCTATACCCTTAAATCCCCGATCTCCTTCTGAGGCTATCGGATCATCCATGCGTCCTAATGGTTCGTAGCGTGGCATTACTTTTTCTTTAACTCCTGATAAAGTTTTACGGACATGTACACCAAGGTTACAATTCCTGCGGCAATGCCGATCATTGAGTCATAAGCTGATAATCCAAGGGAAGCGGCAGTACCACTCATTCCCAGAATTGATACGCGATCAAACATCATCTACGCCCTCCTGGTGTGAAGTAAAAGCCAATGATTAACGGCAACACGACGGTGGCTTCGAAGAGGGCAATATGTCCTGTTGTAACGACCAGAGGGGCTTGCTCTGCAGGAAAACTGATGAGTCCGAATAGAAATTCTCTCCGCCCTTCTCCTGTAATATTTGTTGTGCTGACGAGTGGAATTGACGGGTAGATGGTGGTGATACAGGTGATGAAGCTGAGTGTGAACATGCCGATAAGAGCAAGCATGCGACGAGTAGCACGAGTGAAAGCTCCACCAGGTCCGGTATTAAGTGAGGCCTGGAACTGGACGGCAAATTCGTTGTTCCTGCATTCCCGCGCCATTTCCATCTCATACTTCTGCTGACGAGCATCGGTAATCGCACCAAACACGCCTTTAAGAATACTGCCCATTGCGGCTGACCCCCCACCGGTAAGAAAGAGCGTAAGCAATTCAAACATTTCATTTATCCTCCAAGCGTTTAAAAAGGTTCTTCACATCCTCGCGCCGATCCTCGGCAAGCTTGGTTAGATGCTCCAAGTCCTTGGTCTGTCCTGCGTCTGATATCTCAACTTGGCGAAGTCGTTCATTCATCTTCTCAATCTCCCACTTGTTACGCTTGATAAAAAACGCAAGGATGGAGCAGGCAACGCCAACTCCCGCAAACATATAGTGTGAAATTTCCATATCATTGTTCTTTTATATATCTGATTTCCTCAATGATTTCTTCATGCTTTGTAGCTTGCTTCTCTAAGAATAACAGACGCATGTTTTGCTCGGCATCATCGGGTAATGCACCAAGTTCTCCCCTTGGCCATTTAACACGGAATTCAGAGTTCATATCCACTTCGTGATGAATCCGCATGAGATCCACATTTATACTCTGAATGTCTGCAACCATCGAAGAATAAAACCAGACGCTCGCTCCAACAATTGCTATTGTCTTTCCAACAAATGCAAGGTTGGCGCGTATCTGGGTGTTCTCTCCAACTTCCTGTGCCATCAGCTCAAAGCCACAGACTTCAAGGTTGCATCCGATGCTCCTGCGCTAGTGGTTGCGATATAAAGTTTGTTGTCGGAAGTGTTGAAAAATAATTCTCCTTTTACTGCCTCTTTCGCAAACTTGGTTTGATCGGTTCCTGTCTTAACCGCAATCGCAAAGTCCTTATTATGTAGTTTGTTGAACATGACTGACTTAGGATAAGGTTCCTGCGTTTATGCAAGGTGAGGATGGGCGGAGACGAAGATCGCCATTTGCGGAGTCCACGAATTGCGGGTCTGTGAACACATTATTTGTCCCACCACTCGCATCATTTGAGTGCATTTGGAAAACGCAACAATTAGTACAAGTCGATGTGTTAACTACATTATCGTTAATGGCAGACGCATTATCAGACATGATAATAGTGTTCTTAAAAATAGGAGCCGAACCTGTTATACCATTTGCCCCAACAGACGAGCATTTTATAAGAATACTGCATCCTGTAAATGTACAGGCGGAATCATTAATAAATGATTTACTTCCTGAAAAATCCTTTACAATTACTGAGTCAGTTACCGTAAAATGCCCTGCATTTTTATAAAACGCACCATATGTAGGAGCAGAAGAAATGCTATCGATTTGCAACATCCCGCTGATGATCGCATTAGATTGGGACATTAAGGTAAGCGCTCCTGTAATTTTAAAATCTTGGAAATTTACAGTCTTAGAGGCATCATTTGCTCCAAGTCTCAAAGTTCGTGATTGAGTGGTCGTAATTATGGCTCCGTGCTTATTTAGACTTTTGTAAGTAAAGTTTGTAACCAGTGGATCCCATGTTGTGTTTGATATTTCGTAGGTTCCATCCAGAAAAAGAATTGTACCTCCATTTCCTGCGGCAGACTCGGCAGTATCGAGTGATGTGTAAGCGTAAGCGTTTGCCTCGGATGTTCCGTCTCCAGTACCTTGTTGTGTGGGTGCGATGTATATTGTTGCCATAATTTAAGTTTCCTAATTTTTGTTAGGCGATTGATCCGCCTGAGATTAAAGTTGGTGCGGGATTAGCCCCGATGTCGGGGAGATGAAAGCCTTGTCTCATTGGGAGTCCATTAGAACCTTTTGAGTCGGAGTCTCCGCTGATGACTGAGAAAGTTTCAGTTCCGCTAACTACCTCAATGTCTGGCTCTGTGCTGTCCTCTACAACTGAAAATCCAACAGCGATGTTATTCACGCCAAGAGAGTTAAGTAATTTTAAATTTCCTGCGGAATCAGCGATAAGCATTACCGACTTGTCGGGGTTATCTATAATCTTAAAACTCTGATTTGGGAATGCTCCGATATGAGGATTGTCCGTACCTCGCAGTGCATTGTTTATCGGGGTGTCTACATCAACGGTTGGCAGTTGAAACGAACAAGTTCCATCTCCATCTTCCCGCAAGAACTTTGTAGCCCCAGTTTCTCCAGTTGAAAGTATATTTGCACCTTCTGGTGCTATGTTTGTAATTTGCGAACCATCAACAGCAGGAAATTTTACGGTTCCACTAACATCCGCTAACTGCACAACATTGGTTGCTGATGTTCCTACATTTAAGGCGGCGGCTGTTCCTAAATCACCTGGTTGAGTAGCTGAATCAGCTTTTACTCCCTGTGCGGCCGTAGCGTAGTCAGTGCTTGCTGTTGTAGCCGCAGTTCCTAATCCGCTAACATCCGTGTTTGCGATTGCCACCGCTCCAGTTCGTCCGGCTACCGATTGAACAGGTGCGGCTCCCATAAGGTTTGTAACTGTTACTTTCTTGGTTGTGGGTGTTCCACTAACATCGGTAATTGGAATTACATCCGTTCCTGCGGGGGTTGTTCCTAGCGCTGAAAGCGCACTTATTTTTACATTTGCCATAATTTGTTTTCCTTAGTCGAAGGCTAAAAAGTTTCCGTTTTCTAAAGTTAAAAAGTTTAAGTTTTCTGCCTGGATGACTCCATTAATTGTAATTACACTACCTGGTACTCCACTAGCAGTAGAGACTCGACCTGCACTTAATGATAGATCAATTGCAAACATCTTACATCTTGTAGGCTATTACCGCACCACTCGTAAGTGTGATTCCGGTAATTCTGCCATAGATTGCGGTATTTGCGGATAATGTGGTTGCATCCTGCCCAGTGCAGATATCCGCAATGTTGTCGATGTTACTGGTCAAGCTTGCCAGGACGGTGTCTTCGGTTGCTACGATGCAAAAAAAGTCACCTGTGTGAGCCGCAGTATCATTAATGTAGGTCGCGCCATTTAGTCCTAATCCTCTATATTCGTTTGCCATATCTTATAATCCTATTTGTGAAGTTGTTCCGTATGTTATGAAATTGACGTATTGTTGTTGTCCTTGTTGGCGCTCCAATTTATCAAGCTCCTGCAATATAATTGCTTCTGCTTGGGCTTGGATTACTTGCGCCTTATCAAACTGGCCATCGGTGGCCAAGTAGTCGGAGTAAGCACCAAGGACTGCATACTCGCTAAAGATGTAAGGGAACTCCTCCCCTGCTGAATAACCTGCAAATGGAGCGCGATACAGCACATAAACAGGTGCAGTACTGGAGCGGTCAACCAGGACTGCCTGTCCAAAGTCTGAAGCGCTAGTGGAAGAAAATTCTAAGCGGTATGCTAAGTCGCGGACATTACCAGTTTCGTACGGATCATTCTCAGTAATTCTAAGAATCTCACCAATGGTATTGCCCATCTCTAGGACCGCAATGATAGTAGCCTTGGCAGTTGCTCCGCTTCCCGATCCGCCCGTAATTGTAACGGTTGGAGCAGAGGTATATCCAGTACCATGATTGGTAACTGCGGCACCATTAACCTCGTTGTCTGCGTTTGTGGTAAGGGTTGCGGCGGCACTTGATCCACCTCCGCCACTAAATCCGGCAGTTGGAGTTCCGGTATATCCACTCCCCCCACTTGTAATATTTACATTCCTTACCTGGATGTCTGGGATCTTCTGCTCAAAGCGGATAGTATCGGGCCATCTGGCTCG